GCTGAAGGTGTGTAGTTACTTTCGTCAACAACGGTAACTTCTACTCCTGGTGATATTAGTGCCATGTTTTTGTTCCTTATCTCTCACAAGATTTTTTTATACATATATTTATATGATCCAGGGCAAAAAACACCTATTTTGACGAATCCCTTTAAAGGTCCGTGTTAAATACATGTATGAGACCGGTTTGCGAGAAATGTGGACAACGTCCAAAAGCAGTAAACTACCGAAAAGGCGATAAGGTTTATTATAGACGCAAGTGCGAGCAGTGTCTAAAACTACACAAGCCTGTAAAACCATTATGGGTAGACAGCGGCTATAAAGTAAAGAGAAAGTGTGAGGCGTGTGGATTTAAACCTACAATAAGAAGCCAGGTCACTGTGTTCTATATTGACGGTGACCTAAATAATGTTTATAGTAGAAACTTAAAAACGGTATGTCTAAACTGTAATGCTGAACTAGTTAAGACAGGATGGAGCAGAGGAGATCTTACCCCCGACGATTAAGGTCATGTACATACAGTTCAATCAATGCGTAATGCAAAACTTTCATTAAGTCTTTGCGATTGTGTCCATCTTTCTTGCCGTAACGTTGAGCATACTTCATTACATTACCAATACAAAAGCCATCTCCATGACCTGCATCAATGATAAACTCTGTTGCTTGATATTTGTTTAGACTGTAGTGTTCGCCATAGGTTGCATCAATATAGTCTTTGAACTCTGCAATAAGTTCACCTTCATTGTATTTGTAATCGATGTTTTTACTCAAGATAAGAACTCCTTTAACTGTGCTTACAGTATAGCACTTTAGGAGTTAGTTGTCAACCTATAATAAATGAGAGTGGATCACTACCGTCAACATAGTTGCGTAGTTCTTCATCGAGTTTGTCTATTTCAACTTGTGCTTCTGCTTTAAGTGCATCACCGTTGAGACTTGTACCGCCTTGTGGTCCGGCGATAGTACTAAACTTTGAACGTGCTTCGCCTAGTGTGTACTTTGCTAGAGCTAGTGCATAATCTTGTATCCATGGACCAGCGTGTCTGTCTTGAAGTAGTCTAGATTCAGGGCGTAGATTGTATGTCCATAGTACAACTTGTTCGCCACTTGCACTGAACTTGCGCAGTAAGGTTACCTTTTTAGTTACGGGATTAAACTCAAAGTTTACAAAGCCGCCAAACAATCTTGCGCTTAGTTCTTGATACTGATAGTACATTTCATATGTTGCCATACCGCCAATACGTCCACTTTGCAACAAATAAGTGTTTTGGAACGCCGCTTCATATGGCTCAAACTGTGTACTGCCTGTGTTACTACCACTACCAACACCTCGCCTGAACACTTGACGCACTTCTTCAATCTCGTCAGGAAGTGTGTACTCTTGTTGTTCTTTCACTACACTTAAAAATACATACGAACTTTCATATGCATTTTGACTGCGCTGACGAAAACGTTTTACTGACTTATCAATAACATTATCATAGTGTTCTGGATCAAGCTCAACATCCACCATTCCATCGCCGAGACGAAAGCGAATATAGTCTACTGTATCTGCTCTTAATGATGCTAGTGTTGCCATAGTGTATCCTTTGCGTATACACTATTTATTACTTTATCGCTTTAAGAATCACAGTGTCGGCATTGATGCGTCCATTCATCTGTGTTTCTACAGCATTAATGTTGTCCATGTATTTGCGTAATGCTACCTTGCCTGCTTTGTTAAACTCTCTAAGTTGTTCCTCAGGCTTGCGCAGTGTCTTTGCAACACTTTGTCTTGGATTGAAGAACTGTAGTGTAGTGCCTTTGACACTAAGAGTAGCGTGATCTTCTGCAACATACTTGCCAATCTTGCGTGTCTTAATGTTAAACACCCAAACTTCTGTAGCATCGACGATATCTATAGGATTAATGCTGGCTACTTTATACTTTTCGTCGGTTTTACAATACTTCATTTTTGCAACCAACTTGTCAGCACTCTTAGGCTTAGGTGTTCTTGTCTTGCGAGTTGCTTTGCTTTCTGCTTCGATCAGATCACAAGCACCAACAATACTATTAAACAGTTCAACAGCCTTCTTTACATCTGTTTTACTGAGGTGTGCATAACCTTCACGCAGGTCTTCGTCTTGCTCACGCACAGGCAATGTAAGTTCATTGTACTCTGCAAGTTGAGGTGCATAATAGTTACGAATATGTTTACAGTGTGCTTGATTAACTTGCTTGCCTCGAAAGAACTTTACAGCATCAAACTTTTTGGACTTGGAAATATCTGCATGAAACGTATCAACAACTTCTTCAAGATCACAAATGATAACATCACTTGCCATTCGGATACGATCCTGAATACTCACCACACGCTTTTCAACCTGAGCGGCTTTTTCTTCTTCCTTTTTAGCATCAATAAACGGCTTACCTCGGGCAATAGCATCTGCAATGTATTTTTTTAGATATTCCGTTTTAGGTTTTAGTGTACCTGAAGTTCCTGCTAGACTTTCCCAATATTCTGCATGCTGTGGATGAAAGTCAGGCATGCCATCCAACAATAGTTTTGCTACTATACAAGGTACAACGTTTGTACTAGGTGCAGCTTTTGCACATTTTATATCATCAGCAGTGTAATCATTCTTCTTCATCCAAGTGAATAAAAATGGAACAAGTTCAGATGCTTTTGCTTCAAAGTACAATGCATCCTGTGCTGCACGTTGTTTACTATGATATACGTTTCCTGCAAGATTTAGACTATCGGCCCAATCTAAACTTACACCTACCCCAGTCTTACGTCTTGCTGGTGCTCTTTTTTTCTTACGAACTGCCACCGGTATTGACCTCCTTTAACATATATTCTTCGAACTTACTTACCTCAAGTTTTTTATCTTGAATAAGTTTATCTAACATTTGCACAGTTCTAATAGTACCGCAACCGTTTTTAGCTGCGTCTACAACTGCTTCCAAGTCTTCAATATCGTTTAGGATTTCGTTCATACTTTATACAACCTTGCCGTTAGCAACAATAGAGGACAACATTAAGCGAACCTGCTTCAAACGGCTCTCTAACTTACGAATAACTTTAGCGTTATTAGTAGTAGCAACTTCTTGCATTATAAACGCAGGAAGCAAACGCAACTGTCTATCAACAACTGTTTGCTGATCTTCTGCGCTAAGTGCTACAACGAAGTCTTTAAATTTTGCGTTACTAACCATAATGTTATCTCTCCTCAACTTCAACTTACTATACATAGTAACATAATCTACTACACTGTCAACCTTTTTTTGCTAGATAAATACATTACCAGATGGAGTTACTACTTTGCCAAGAATAAGTTTATGGAAAGACGGCGCACATACCAACGATTACAGGTTCTTTGACCGTCGTATGAAAGAAATGTTCACAATAGGTGGCACAGGAATCAATGTACATAAGTATCTTGGCGTAGCAAGCCAAGGTGGTAATGACCCAAGTCAGCCTAACTATCAAGAACCAGATCCACTCGGAATACAAGATTTTCTATTTTTAGAAAATAGAGACAGAATTTATGACCAAGATATTTACAGTTTGCGTGGCATATACAGTGTAAGCGACACTGATTTTGATCTTAGCCAGTTTGGTTTGTTCTTAGCGAACGATACATTGTTTATTACATTCCATGAGAATGACATGCTAAACAACTTGGGTCGCAAACTTATGGCAGGCGATGTTATTGAATTGCCACACCTTACAGACTTTAGCGCATTGGATGAAAGTGTAGAACTTAGTCTCAAACGCTACTATGTAGTACAAGAAGGCAGTCGTCCTAGTGAAGGATTTTCACCAAGTTGGTGGAGTCATCTATGGCGTGTTAAGTGTACACCACTAACAGACGCACAAGAATACAACGATATTCTTAATATAATGCAAGAAAACAGTGACGGTGATGTAACTGAAACTTCGCTGAGAGACTTGCTGAGTACATACCAAAAAGAACTTGATATTTCTAACAAAGTAGTACAAGCAGCAGAAGCAGAAGTTCCAGAAAGTGGATATGACACGAGCCAATACTATATAGTTCCTACAGATCCAGTAACTGGTAGACCATTAGAACCCAAGGGTGTTAATGCAGATGACTCTGATATGAATGCTGATAATATTGATTCAAGTGCAGATTCTAGACGTATTACTCCGCAAAACAGTAGTGCTTACAGCGGGTATCTCATAGGCGATGGGCTTGCTCCTAATGGCGAACCGATTAGTATGGGCACTAGTTTTCCTAGCAATTCACAAGAAGGTGATTTTGTACTTCGTGTAGACTTTTTACCAAACAGACTATTTAGATACAGTGGATCTCGTTGGATTAAAGTAGAAGATGATGTACGTTCAGGAATGACACCAGGAACAGGCAACACACTAAGAGACGGATTTATCAACAACACTAGCACGTTTACAGCAGATGATAATACTACTGCTAATAGTAGACAGTCGCTTAGTGACGCACTGAAACCTAGGGAAGACTAATGCCGCAACAGTTTTTTTACGATGAACAAATAAGACGTTTTCTATTACAGTTCGTACGAGCATTTAGTAACTTTCAAGTAGAATACGGCAAAGACAGAGACGGCAATACTACACTGCTTACAGTACCTGTAAAGTATGGCGATAGTACTCGTATGGTAAGCAGTATTATTCGTGAGAACAGTGAAAACAAGATTATACCAACACCAATGATTAGTTGTTATATAACTGGATTAGAATATAATCCAGAGCGCAGACAGGATCCAACGTTTGTTGATAAAAAGCATATCCGTATGCGCAAGTTTGATCCAAACACAAATGAATATAACACACAGCAAGGTAATGCATTTACTATTGAACGCATGATGCCTGTTCCGTATACACTGCAAATGAGTGTAGATGTTTGGACCAGTAATACAAATCAAAAACTACAACTAATGGAACAGATACTAGTGCTTTTCAATCCGGCATTGGAAATACAAAGCACAGACAACTATTTAGACTGGACCAGTCTAAGTTACATAGAACTACAGAATGTGCAGTTCAGTAGCAGAAGTGTTCCGCAAGGAGTAGATGAACAAATAGATATTGCAACACTACAGTTTACTGTGCCAATCTTTTTAACTGCGCCAGCAAAAGTTAAAAAACTTGGTGTCATTAACAAGATTGTTGCAAGCATATATGACGATCAAGGCGGCATTGCCGATGGGGTGATTGACGGACAAATACTAATGGGAGAACGCATGAAGTTTACTCCTATGAACTTTGGTATTATTGTACTGGGCAATACAGTGCAAATACTAGATCGTAACGAAACAACAACTAATAAAGTAGACTACACACCTCTAAACGATCCACCGACGAAAATAGGAGACGACGATGTAAGTTGGGCAGCTCTTATTAATCAATATGGTGAGATGCAAAGTGGTATTAGTCAGATACGTTTAGAGACAGGTGGTGCTGCAGAGATTGTTGGAACTATTGCATTTCATCCTAGCGATGCACACAAACTTTTATGGACTGTACAACAAGATACTATCCCTACAAATGATATAGGTGCAGTAAACAAAATCATAAACCCATTAAGGTCAAGTCCGGGCACACATTTACCAACAGCAGCAACTGGGCAAAGATATCTCATTCTTAACGCAATAGGAGATGCAGATAACAGTGATGGGCCAGATGCATGGGGTGATTTAGTAGCAGGTGCAAATGATATTATTGAGTATAATGGTGTCAACTGGCAAGTTGCATTTGACAGTAGTGCAGAAGAGGGTGTACACTATATGACAAATAGTCATACAGGACTTCAATACAAGTACAACGGCACGGAATGGGTTAAGAGTTATGAAGGCGAATATCGAGCAGGCGACTGGAGTATCGTCATTTAACGCTAGTGTTGGAGCATTATTCTTCAGTAAATCAACTAAACGTTACTTGTTTGTACTACGCAATGGTGCAAAACACGATAGCACATGGGCTTTTGTTGGTGGAAAAACAGAACAAGGCGAAACAGAGTACACTGCACTACAACGAGAAATAGTTGAAGAAATAGGCTTTATGCCTCTTGTGCTTAAAACTATCCCAGTAGAAAAGTTTACTAATAAGAAAAATAACTTTACTTACAGTTCATATGTTTGTGTTGTAGAAGAAGAGTTTTTACCTACACTTAATCACGAACATAAAGGTTATGCTTGGAGTAAACTAGATGCCTGGCCCAAGCCACTGCATCCAGGCGTGTTTACTACTTTTCAGATTGATGAGATTGTTAGTAAAATAAAAACTATTGAAGATTTAATGTGCAATAGCACCCAGGCTTGCTAGGCTTACATACTGCATCCATTCTAGTTTTTTTACGTTAGGACACCAGTTGTATTGTTCTGGCATTATAGTTGCTTTGTCACTGACATAGTAAAACTGTACATCACTATAAGTTAAAAACGTCTTACAGTTCTCAGAGATAAACTTGTTGTTTGCACCTTGCACATCTGCAAGACCGTAATCCTCTGTATATACATTGTCGTCAGGCTGAGAATAAGTATCCATACCAATCATGTACACTGTTTTATGACCGTCTGCACATGCTAGAGTAAGTGCTAGATTACCTGCACTTGCACTGTAAAGTTGAGGATATAAATGAAAATGTCCAGGATGTTGTAAAATATTTTTTACGTTTGAGAATACAATGTTGTCATCGCCGTATCTCTGATTTGCAAGCTCATCGCAAATATTTTTGTTTGTACAAACAAGAAACGTAGGATTAAAGTCTTTATAAAGTAAGTTACAACCGTAAGTTTGCCCTACACTGCGAACTTTTTTACCGCCTGTTTGTCCTTTAAGTAAGTTTAAATCAAGCCAGAGACGCCTTTTACTGTTGCCAATAACATGTGCAATGTTATCATGATCTTCGTTGAAGATAGTTTTTTCAACCCA